ATCACCACCACCAAGTAAACTCTAAAAAGACAAAATAAAAACGTACTTTTTATATTATATAGTATGATAACAGGTGTATATGGTAGTACAATAACAGCTTATTTAAGTTTAGAAGAAAAGAGGATTGATACAGCAAAGGCAAAAGACAAGATCCGCTACTTATTTAAGTTTACTAATGATATGACTAAGACAGTTAAATACTGTTACGCAGAAAGTTTAACACACAACGACAGATATGTTAAGTGTGAGTTTCTACACAATACAACTGACGACTTATATATGTATAAAATTAACTTTAAACCTTATGGTTTTTGGAAGTACGAAGCTTACGAGGTGAGTTGGACAGGTGCAGTAGCTATAAGTGCAGGAAACGCGCCTACTACAGAAACAGAAGTATTATCAGTAGCAGGTACACATGGTATAGTACAGGGGAAGGTAGAAGAAGGAAAGGTATATATACAAGAAACATCAGGATCAGAACAAGTAAAATATACAGAACATACAGAAACAACAACAAATTATTTATATACAGATTATTAAAAACAAAAAATTATGAGTTTATTAGACAATTCAAATATACTATTACGTGAACAATTAGGTAAAGGTGCAGGTGTAGTATTTACAACAGCAAATCAAACTACAAAAGATTTTTATGCAATACATTTTGTAGTAGAAAGTGTAATAGCATCTATTACTATGGCAAATTTAACAGGTGAAAGTGCTTTACATACAACTATACCAGCAGGTACAGTTATATTTGGTAGATGCACACAGATACAACTTACTTCAGGTGTTGCTATAGGATATACTGAACATGACGGTAAAACAGGCGAATAATGAAACTAGGACTAGGACTAAGTATCAACAATAGAATAGACGCAGAATGGACACCTGAGAAATTCGGTGACGATCTTGTAATGTGGTTACGTAAAGATACAGGTATTAACGAAAGTGACGGATCTTCTGCAGAGGACGGAGATCAGGTTACACAATGGACAGATCAAAGTGGTGAAGGCAATCACATGGTAGCAGCAAATAATTTCTTTACTTATGATTCTGCTACAGGTGGTGTAGAAAGTGGGGACGGTACTAATAGTAAGCTTTATCTAGCAACTGACGGAAGTAAAAACATAACATTTACAGGTGGTTTTGCTTTATATGCTAGAATGGCATTATCAACTATATCCACTACAGGCGGTACAGATTTATTTGTATATGATAGTGATGCATCAGGGGAAGATTATACAAGAATACAAACGTCTACTAGAATACGTGGTAAAATAAACAATTCAACTAAATTTGAATGGGACTTTGAAACACCAGAAGATGACAGTTTCAATAATTGGGGTTGGGAACGTGACGGATCTAACAATTTATATTTTTACTTAAACAATGACGCATTAGTTAGAAGATCAGGTACAGGATTAACAGACGGTGCAGTAAGTGGTGATCTTGTATTAGATGCAATAGGTGGATTATTTGACGGAATATTTAAAGAGGTTATATGGGTTGATAGAGTTTTAACATCAGCAGAAAGACTTAAATTAAAAGATTATTTAGACGCATTATAATATGGCAAAAAAGAAGGCAAAAATTCAAGATTATAGTAATAAGACAAAACAAAATTTGTTAAGTATTGCATTAGATACACAAACCGCGCCAATCATACAAGAAGTATTAGGACGTGATTATGTAGAGTACGGAACAGAAAACTATCGTAATTTATATCCACAATTCTTAATTGAACTTTACTACAATTCTAGTACACATGCAGCGATCGTAAACACAACTGCAGAAATGATAGCAGGTGAAGGTCTGATAGTAGAAGAAAGTGATAACCTAAACGCGTATGTTAAGATGAAGAAAACTTTAGCACACGCAAATAGTAAAGGTGAAAGTTTACATTCTATAATTAAGAAACTAGCTTTTGACTTCAAATTACAAGGATCATACGCTTTAAACGTGGTTTGGTCTAAGGATCGACAAACTATATCAGAAATTTACCATGTACCCGTAGAACGTATTAGAATGGGTAAACCAGACGTAACAGGACAAGTTAAAGAATACTATATTTCAGCAGATTGGGCACAACCAAGAAAACATAAACCACAAGCAGTACCTGCGTTTAGTTTAACAGATAGGACTAATCCAAATGCAATTATTTATGACGGAATGTATTCACCTAGTATGCAACTATACAAGACACCTGATTATGTAGCAGCATGTAATTGGTGTTTAGTAGATCAAAAGGTAGCAGAGTTTCACCTCGCTAATATAGAGAACGGCTTTGCAGGATCATACTTCATAAATTTTAGTAATGGAGTACCAACATTTGAAGAACGTAGAGATATTGAAAACAGTATTAAAGATAAATTTACAGGAAGTAACAATGCAGGTAAATTTGTACTCACGTTTGCAGACGATAAAAACAGAACACCAGAAATAGTACCTATATCAGTAAGTGACGCAGATAAACAGTATCTTGCTTTACAGGAACTATTGACACAAAACATACTTACAGGACACAGGGTTACATCACCTATGTTATTCGGTATAAAAAACAATACAGGACTAGGAAATAATGCAGATGAATTAAACCAAGCTTTTGAAGTATATTTAAACAGCGTTATAAAACCTTACCAAAACACGATTTTAAAGTGTTTAAGTACATTATTTGAGGTAAATGATATGAACCTACCTTTAGAGTTTATACAGAACAAACCAATCACGTCTAAATGGACTGTAGAAGATATGAAGGAAGTTATGACACAAGACGAAATACGTGAAGAACTAGGATTAGCACCATTAGAAGAAACAGAAGAAACAGTAGAGGAAGAAGAAAACGAAGAAAACTTAGCTAAAATAGGTGAGATTGACGGAATGCCAGTTTATGAAACAGCTGAAGAAGCTATTGAAGAAGCTAATAAACTAGGTTGTGAAGGTTACCATGAACACGAATACGAAGGTAGAACAGTATATATGCCGTGTGCAGATCATGATCAGATCGTAAACATGTCAAAATGCGAATGTGACGGCACAACTAAAGAATGTGATAAGAATTGCGGTAAAGAAAATTTAAGTAAAGAAAAAACACCTACTTCAGAAGAAATTATACAGTATTTAAAAGGTTTAAGTAAAGAAGATGAATATGATCTATTAGATGATTACAACCTATTAGATGAAGAAAAGGCAGAAGATGAAAACCATAACTACGAATTTGCAGCAAATACAGGATCTATCAATCCTTCAGGTAAGGAAGGTAAATCTAACAAAGATAGATCATTATTTAAAATTAGGTATGTATATAGAGGTGGTGCACCAAAAGAAACTACTAGAGATTTTTGTAGACACATGATGAACAATGAATATACAAGCTTATTTACCAGAGAAGATATTACAGCAATGAGTACAGCTAATCCAGAATTTGGAACTTATAATTTATTTAGATATAAAGGATCATATAATTGTAGACATTATTGGTTACGTAGATTATATGTACTTAAAAAAGCACCTAGAGAAGTAACAATAGACGGTAAAGTATATAAGAAAGGTGATTATTTACCAAAAGAATTAAAGAACTATTATCCAAGAAATAAAGGTTATGTACCACAAGACGCAGGCGTACCACCTAAAAATTCAGCAGAAATAGAGGCAGGGAATATTAACGATAAAGTAGTAAGATAATGGCAAATTACGTATTATTTATAAGTGAAGAAAAGTTAAAAGATACTACAAGTATTAATCAATCAGTAGACGTAGAATACTTACTAGCGTCGATTCGTACAGCACAAAAGAAATATATAGAAACTAAACTAGGTACTGATTTATTCCAAAAATTACAGTCAGATATAACAGGATCGTCATTAACAGGAGCATACGAAACGTTAGTAGAAGATTATATAGGCGACGCTTTAGCATGGTGGAGTTTGTACGAGGCTATGCCTTTTTTAAGGTATAAGATAATGAACAACAATGTAGTGTCTATGACTGCAGAAAATTCAGAAACACTTAGTAGAGAAGAAGCACAGGACTTAAGAGAAGAATGCAGGAACAACGCAGAGTTTTATACAGAAAGGTTAATTGATTATATAAAACATAATGTTTCTGATTATCCAGAATATTCGACAAATACAGGCGCTGACGTAACACCAGATAGTAACGCGTTCTATTCAGGTATGAACCTAGAGCACGATAGGAATAAAAGAAAGGAAATTACATTAGACGACTTCTTAACACCTGACTTAAAATGATAAAAAGAAATTACAAACCAAAGGCTAAGAACGAAACAGCCTTAAAAACATATATAAAAAATGCCACTAAGAAAGGTGACAACAGATATAACGGAAACACTGACTGTAAATGCAACAGTTGTAGGTGTAACAACGTTCGCTGATTTTGAATTAGCTTTAAAAATTATTTTATTGATATTGTCAATAGGATATACAATTGCTAGGTGGCGTACACATTGTACTAACAATAAAAAAAAATGACACTAAAATACTTTAGTAAGTCTGAATTTAATTGTCCTTGCGGATCTCCTGATTGTACAGGTGAAAAAATGAATAGTGACTTTTTAGAGTTATTAGACGAAGCAAGAGAAATAGCAGGAATACCATTCAAAATTACATCAGGTCTAAGGTGTAAAGAATACAACGAAGATTTAATTAGGAGAAACTACAAGGCAAGTAGGACTAGCAGTCATTTAAAAGGAGTAGCAGCGGATATATCTTGCAAGAATAGCGGTGATAGGTGGACAGTAATTAACAGCCTATTGTTAGCAGGTTTCTGTAGAGTAGGTATTTCTGACACTTTTATTCACGTAGATTTGGACTTAGAAAAGCAACAAAACGTCGTATGGACGTATTAACGAAATATTAATCAAAACTATTTATTATGAAAGATTGGCTAATTAGACAAATGTTTAACAGTAAGAAGTTCTGGTATGCAGTAGCATCAGTAGCAGTACCTGCAATCGTATCTTATCTAGGTGTATCAGAAGCAGCGGCACAAGAGATCTTTTACGCTTGTTTAACATTAATTATTGGACAAGGTATCGCAGACATAAAAAAGTAATGCGAAACAATCGGTATCGATTGAAGCCTCATGAAATAGAGGTATTAAAAAAAATGCGTTCGGAGCAGGTTCGTAATGTTTTAGTGATTGGGGATCTGCACGAACCTTTTTGTCTAGATAAATATATAGATTTTTGTTACAATACTTATTTAAAATATAACTGCACACAAGTTATCTTTATCGGCGACATAATAGACAATCATTATTCTTCTTACCACGAAACTAATCCTGACGGACTTTCAGGTGGCGATGAATTAGACTTAGCAATTAAAAAGATTTCAAAGTGGTATAAAACTTTTAGTAAAGCAATCGTAATTTTAGGTAACCACGATAGAATGGTAATGAGAAAAGCACAAACCTCAGACATACCAAAGAAATGGATTAAATCATATAAAGAAGTATTAGGTGTACCAAATTGGAAATTTGTAGAAAGATATGTACAAGATGAAGTACAATATATACATGGTGAAGGTGGTACAGCTAGAACGAAATGTCGTGCTGATATGATGAACACAGTACAAGGACACTTACATACACAAGCATATTGTGAACACTATGTAGGACAAAACTATAGAGTATTTGGTATGCAAGTAGGTTGTGGTATAGATCATGAGAGTTACGCAATGGCTTATGCTAAATACGGTAAGAAGCCTGCAATTGGTTGTTCAGTAGTATTAAATAATGGAAGCTTACCTATTAATCTTTTAATGCACTTATAATGTCAGATTCTTTAAAGTTAACTATATTTTATTTTCTTATAATAATAATTGTACTATACTTTGGTGTGTAGGTGTTTTAGGACGTTTTTAAGACACTTTCTTCATAAAATCATATAATTCCTTAGAAAGTTATCAACCGCCTATACAAAGTGATAATATTAAAGTTATCAACGCTTTTATAAACTAATTTACGTTTATAAGTTTTGCTGTTACGGAAAAAAGCCTTTAATTTGCCTTATCAAAAAAATTAAAAAATGTATATAGTAAAAAACAAAAAAACAGGATTTAAACAATACTTTAGTAAAGATCAGTATTTTCAATTCTATAATACTACAGGTATGCAATTAATTAAAAAAGGTAAAAGATTTACAGATAACTATTCAGTAAAAATAATCAATAATTATAATTTAGATAAAATAATGACTGATACTCTTTACTTTCTATTATGTATGGGGTTGTTAGGTAGTTTACTTTATGGTTTTATATATTATTCAACATTTTAAAATTATGAATATAATAGTAGAAAATTGGATATTAAAACCTAGATCAAAAAACGTAGCTATAAATACTTATAATGAAACTACAGGAAGAATGGAAAGTAGATCAGATATAAGAAATGTTTCAGATAATGTTCTTGTAGTAGGTACAAAAGATCAAATTTCAAAATTCTTTGACAAAATGTTTTGGAATCATGGTTGGCAAATTAGAGGTAGTTATAAATATGAACTAAAAGATTGGTACATAAAAAAGTACGAAGAAAATAATAACGAAGTAATAGTAATAAATTTATCTTAATATGGACAAAAAAGACAAAAAAGAAACAGTATTCAAATCTATTCATGATATACATACTTTCGCATGTAGTGATAATGAACTATATTTAAGCGGCAAAGATCAATATGGGCAGGATATAACACTAATATTTAATGCAATAGAGATCTTAGAATGGTTAGATATCGACTACATAAAAAAACAATCAATTAAATATATTAATCAATTAAATAAATAATTATGGACGCAAAAAAATCATTAGTAAAAAAAGTACAGTATTTAGAAGGTAAAGATTTTAAAGGGCAATTTGGTATTTTATACAAATTTGCAGTAGAGTTTGAAAACGGAGACGTAGGTGAATATTCATGTAAGGACAAAAACAATCCTAAATTTATAGAAGGTGAAGAACAAGAATATCAATTAGATCTTAGTTATCCTAACTTTCCTAAAGTTAAGTTTCACAATTCACAGTATCTTGAGAAGTTTAAAAGAGGTGTTACAAACGCTTATCAACCACCTACAAATAAAGATACTGATTGGGATGCAATTAGCTTATTAAAAGCAAAAAGAATTAGTAGACAAGCAGCTATAAAAGCAGCAATAGAAAGGTGTGATAAAGATTGTCCTATTGAAGTTCTTTTTGATGAAGCTACACAAATATATGAATGGCAAATGCAAGATAAATTATAATAATATGAAGAATATTGATTTAACAGATTTAAAAGAAGTAGAAATAATATCAGATATAACAACTGATATATGTAAACTTCCAAAAGGATCTTTACAATGGAAGTCAGTAGGTAGCAGAAAACTACAATACACAGTACCTAGATCAGTAGTTTCTAATATTGCTAGAATACATTGTGACATACATTGGGAAGTTATTGCAAAAGGTTTGAATAGAGATAGGTGTAGTATTTATCATTATTTAGGATTGCATCAGAATAGTTACAAATTCTTTTCTTTATATAGAGAAACTTTTGACGAAGTATATAAAAAGTATATTGAAATAAAAGGAAGTAAAAAGACATTCATAGATTCTAAGGAATTATTATCTTATTTAAAAAATTGCGGTGTTACTCAATCTAAAAAATCTGACTTAAATATTGATATAATTTCTAAATCATTAAAAGTCAGTATACCTACAAGTTATTTAGATATAAGTGATAATCTAAAAACAATAGGAAGGAACTTAGACGATTACGAATATAAAGTAAAACTAAATTTTGAATGAAACATTTATTAAGTAGTACAGCGTTTTTGGTTGTTAATAAGAGGTTAGCTAAGCGGGTAGGATTAAAAGCGGCAGTCCTACTCGCAGATCTTATTAGTAAAGAACAATATTTTATAGAACGTAAAGAACTTACTGAAGGATATTTTTATAACACTGAAAGGAATATATATAAAGATACTACACTTAGCCCGTATCAACAACGAAAAGCCCTTAGAATCCTTAAGAAAGAGAATTTAATAACAACTAAACGTAAAGGTGTTCCTGCAAAAATGCACTATAAAATAAATGAAGAACTAGTTGTTAAGTTTCTTAACGACTTGTCAGAAAGTAAGCTACCAACATTAAATAATATTAAAGAAATAAAAAAATCATTATCTATAAGGGCACAAGAATTTCAAGAGCAAGTTTATATGAGTAATCTAAGCACAGAATTATGTCAAGAGTTTATAGATTATTGGACAGAAACCAATAAGAGTAATACAAAAATGAAGTTTGAAATGCAAAAAACTTTCGATATTAAACGTAGGTTAGCTAGGTGGGTTAAAAACAATGAGAAGTGGAGCAGAACTAAAACAAGCAAAATAGATAAACAATTAGATAATCATAACAAAGCTATTAATATAATTAAAAACAATTATGGAAGTGAATAGGTTTAAAGCAAAGGCACAATATAAAACAAAAGATAAAAGCATATTTCATAAATTCTTAAAAGAAGAAGGTTATAGTCGTAAATTCTTAGCTATTGATCTAGGTGTTACAGATATGACTATAGACAGGTATATGGTTAATCCTGAGAAAATGAAGTTACATCAAATCAAGATCATCTGTGAAGAAACAGGTGTAGATACTAATTTTATAATGGACTTAATATATGAAAAATAGAAACTTAAATCACGTAGACGATTGGGCAACTCCTGATTATATTTATGATCCGCTTAATGAAGAATTTAATTTCGATTTTGATCCATGTCCATTACAACATGATTTAAACGAATGGAATGGTTTACTTAGATCATGGGGCAAAAGCAACTTTATTAATCCACCTTATTCAAGAAAACTAAAAGAAGCTTTTGTATTAAAAGCAATAGAAGAAAGTAAAAAAGGTAAACTATGTGTAATGTTATTACCTGTATCTACTTCTACAAAATTATTTCATCACCATATATTGCCTAATAAAAAAGAAATTAGATTTGTATATAAAAGAATTAAATTCAAAGGCGTAAATACTTTTGGTGAATATGTAGAAGATAAGGCAGGTATGCACGATTCAATGATAGTAATATTTTAAATATGAAAATAAAAGAATACAATAAAAAAGATTTACTAATAGAATGTGTAAACATTATTAGTAAAACACTTGTAGAACTAGGACAGGTAAAAGACGAAAAGCATATTGTAGTATTATCCACTTCTTTATGTAATGATCTTATAGAATCATTCGGTAACTTAGATATACAAGATATACAACGTGCTTTTCATTATGGTGTAAGGAATACAGAAATATTTGTATTAAACGTACAGACATATTTTAAATGGATAAAAGCACATAGACAATTAATATGGAATGAATCAAGTAAAGAACCAGAACGACAAGATAAAAGACTACGTTACAGAAGTAGAACAGGAACAGGATTAAAACAAATTAATAATATAAAACAATTAAAATGAAGTCACCTATAGACAAAACAGTAGAAATGGCAGATGAATTAAGTAAAGATCTTTCAGGTTGGGTAAAACCAATGTTAGTAACTGCTATATCTAAATTAGATGAATACGATCATGAAAGATTATATAAAGCACTTTTTAATATAGAAGAACCTAGAGATCCAAACTTTTTAAAATCAGATATTAACCAAAACTAAATAAAATGAAATACTTAAGTGATTATATGGAAGAAAAGCAAACGGAATTGTTTAAAAAAACAGGAACAATATTTGCTTTTAGTCAAAAACAATTTGAAGAACAAAGAAAAGATAATGTTACCTATGTAAATTTAGGACAGGGAATGTTAACTGAAGAACCTAATGTTGAGGAAGTTATAAATGAATTAGATAAAATTTATAAAGATTGTATTAAGCAAGACATTGAAGAAAATGGTAAAGAAAAAATCATACTCAGGGAACTAGAAAATCACGAAGCTTTTTATGTAAGTAATACAGAAGATACAGAACGTAAATTAGAAGATTACGAATGTATATCAAAAGAAGATATAAAAAGGGTATATTTAGAAAATTATCAAAAATATAATAACTATTAAAATTAAATAAAATGAAAACAAAACACTATCACAACACTAATTCAGTAGATCCTGTTACAGAAAGATTAGAAGCAAAAAAGAATTTAAGGCAAGAAGATATTATTTATTCTTTATTTTCACTTTCAGGAACAACAGAATTTACCGCTTCTAAAATATATAATATATATAACAGTATAGACAAGGGATCTTTAAGTAAAATGTTAGGTAAAAAAATCAACGAACATTATCAAGTACCTTTATCAAGTATTAGAAGAGGAATAAGTAATTTGAAGAAACAAGGTTACTTAAAGAAAACAAACGAAACAAAGATAGGTATTTATGGGAAACCAGAACATATTTATACATTATCTCAAACTAAAATATAGATATTAAGATCTAGTTGTTAATAAATATATAATATTTGTTTATAAATTAGCGCTTACTTTTCATAAACTTGTAAGCGTGAAAACAATAAGTAAACTAAAAAAAGAACTTGACAAATGGTTTAGTCTTTATATTAGGTTACGAAATTCTACACCGCAAGGAATAGTTAAGTGTTATACTTGCGGTACTTCAAAACATTATAAGAAAATGCAGGCAGGACACTTTCAATCCAGAAGGTTCTTGTCTACTAGGTGGCACGAAGAAAACGTACAAGTCCAGTGTGTCCGCTGCAATATGTTTAATCAAGGTGAACAATATCTTTTCGGTAAACTTTTAGACGTTAGAATAAAAGAAGGTACATCAAGTAAATTAGAACTATTAGCTAAAAGTACAGTAAAGATTATGCGCCATGAATATGAAGATATGATTAAGGAATATAAACAAAAAGTAAAGAATGAGCAAAGTAGAATATCTGAATAAGTTTGTAAGTATAAATTACCAACACAAACATATGTTATGGGATTACCTCTCTACTATTAATTTATATATAGAAGAAGCTACAAGCAATAATAAGAGATATAAAGAATGGATTGATATAGCAAATATAATTATTGAACACCATAATAACTATAAATCTAACAACTTAGATCAAGCAAATTATTCTGATTTTTTATCAATTATTCCTTCACACTTTTCTTGCATGTGTAATGGTTATTTAGCGGGGTTAGAAAACAAAGACAATAGATCTTCAGTAAGATTATATAGACACTTAATAAATGAAAAGTCATTTGAATTAATAGACAATATAGCTAAATTAGAAACTATAGATGAATAAAATATATAAAGTTATTGGAGATCTTAGAGATGAATTTGTAAAAATGACTTACGGACTTATACAAGATAAGAACGAAATAGACGAAGTAGTACAGGAATTAATGTTGTACTTCTTACAAATGAATCCTGAAACACTAAAGAAGATATATAAAAAAGACGGTAAAAAAGGATTGATACGATTTGGTGCAGTAGTAATTAAAAGAAGTATACAAAGTAAAAATAGCAGGTATTACTATAAGTTTAAAAAATATTATACACGAATAGATAATAGATCTGACTATACTAGTACAATTACTAAACAACAATGGTTACAAAATATACCAGACAAAAATATAAAAGATAATTACTACAAACTTGAACAGATCGATATGATACTAGATGACATATATTGGTATGATCGGGAATTGTTTAAACTATATTACTATGAAGATAATACATTAGATAGTTTAGCAAAGAAAACAAATATAGGAAGGAACAGTTTATTTAATACAATAGACAATGTAAGAAATTTAATTAAAGAAAAATTAAATGAATAAGTTTTTTGTAAATAAAGAAACCTATAAAGAAAGGTTGAGTATATGTAGAAGTTGTGACGACTATTTTAAACCTACGGGCACTTGTACAGTATGTGGTTGTTTTATGAGGATCAAAGCATCAGTAAGCGTTATGCAATGTCCAAAAGAATATTGGTTAGCAACTAAAGAACATGAATCTCCTAAAGAATTACCTAAACATTTAATTAAAGAAGTTTTAAATATATATCCTGATATAAAAAATAGAACAATAAAAGATCATGAAACTAAAAAGAAACTAATAGAACTATACAATACTATATATGATTTTAATTACAAAGTAACAACAAATTGTAGATCATGTTTAAGTACAGTGCATAACGGAATAAAGAAAATATATGACGAATACAAAAAGTAAATACTACTATGATACAGAACGTAATAAAGGTATAGACGATAGAGTACCTAATTATTACAAAGGTAAAAACAATTACGAAGCACGTAAAGTATGTGATAACTTTGATCTGTCTTATCATTGTGGAACGGCAGTTACTTACATATTAAGAGCATACCATAAACACGATACACCTATAGAATGTTTAACTAAAGCAATAGCACACCTACAATTTGAAATAGAAAATTATGAGCAAAATAATAAAAGGTAAAAAGATAGGTAGACTTAAAGAATCATGTTACAAAAGTATATATCCTAATTATAAAGATGATGATCTGCGTAATAAGAAAATGATAATTCCTGAAATAATTAAACATGATATAAGCTGGGAACTAATTACAGGTATGAAGTATAAAACAGACGTACAAGAATTACAATATTTAAGAACTAAACATACACCAGAAAATCAATAATGGAAATAATATTACTGCTATCAATATACATAATAGGAATGGCAACAGGATTATATGCAGCTTCACAAATAGAAGATCATATAAAACAAAATAAAAAATGAAATACACAAATATTAAAAGAGAATTAAGAAGGCATGTAAATAACAATATAAGATCGTTATGGACTTTTGACGAAGAAGAAAATGTTATTACACAGATCTATCAAAACTATTCAAACAATTTAAAAATATATACACCTAAACAATTAATAGACAGATTAGATGAAATATCAATGTAATATATGTGGTAACACAAAAGATCTTTTTAAGTTTAAACTAACCTTCAATGAAAAGTTAAAGAAGTTGGTAAACAAAGAAGCTATATGTTGTGACAAAGAAATGAAATGTATTACAGAAGATGACGGAATGCCAACTATCATACGTAACGAACCAAAACATAGTTTCAGTGAATCTAAAAAGCATGCAGAAAGAATAATGAAAGGTAACAAAAAAACAGAATTATAAATTTTATATTATATAACATGGACAAAACAATATCAATCAGTAAGTTAGTATCAAATGAAAACAATCCAAGAATCATAAAGGATAAGAAATTTAAAAAATTAGTAGAAAGTATTAAGCAATTTCCTGAAATGTTAAAACTTAGACCAATAGTAGTAGACGAAGAAATGGTTATACTAGGTGGTAACATGAGGTTTAAAGCTTGTCAGCAAGCAGGAATAAAAGAAGTACCAATTAAAATTGCTAAAGGTTTAACAGATAAACAAAAGAAAGAGTTTGTAGTTAAAGATAATGTAGGCTACGGTGAGTGGAATTGGGATCTGTTAGCAAATGAATGGGATAATAGAGATTTAAAAGATTGGGGGATGGACGTATGGCAACCTGAAGAAGTGGTTGACTATTCTATTTTAGAAGATGTTAATTTAGATTCAGAAGTTGAAGATATGGCAGATGACGTAAGGAAAGGTATATTAATTGACTTTGATAAAGACGATCACGAAAAGGCACTTGAACTTATATCAATACATAGAAAGGCTGGAAATTATATTGGTGGCATGTTAATGGAATTATTAGAAAAAAGAAAAGACGAAATAAATGAATAGAATAGTAATACCGTCATATAAAAGAAGTGAAGTAATAAATGAGAAAACATTGAAGTATTTGTCAAAATGCAATATACCTATGAATATAATAGACGTATTTGTAAGTGATGAAGAACAAAAGAAAGAGTATGAGTTAAAAAGCAAATACAATGTTAATTATATAATTGGAGGCAAAAACATAACTGAACAAAGGAATATAATACATACATATTATCCAGAAGGCAGTTTAATATTGTCTTTAGATGACGATATTGAAGAAATGCAAATTAAAAAAAATAAAGAATTAATACCTTTTTACAATATAGAAGCATTATCTAAAATTGCTAAAAATGAAATGATTAAAAACAGGACTAAAATTTGTGGAATATATCCTGTATCAAATCAATTCTTTATGAAGAATAAAGTTTCAACAAATCTAAAATACATTGCGGCAGGGTTTTATTATTTTATATCAGAACCAGACAGAACATTACTTGTAGAGTTAGAAGATAAAGAAGATTTTGAAAGAAGTATTAGATACTTTATTAAATATAATTCTGTAGTTAGATTAGAAATGATTACAATGAAAACAAAATTTTACAAAGGTGATGGTGGATTACAAGCGACTAGGACAGAAGAAAGAATAACAAAATCCGCAAAGTATCTAGCTGCAAAATATCCAGAGTATTGTAAAATGAATACGGGTAAAAAAACAGGACACGCTGAAGTAAGATTAATAAATAAAATATAAATATGAAAACAATTAAATTAAAAAAGGTAGAACATAATGTAAAGATAGGTGATAAGTGTCCTTATTACGAACCAACAATAACAGAAGATTGTTTATTAGAAGATGAAGGCGAGATAATAGGATTCTATATTAAAGACGTATCTAAGTATAATGATAGGTTAAGTAAATTATTATCTGTTTCTAATAATGAATTTAGAAGTGACAACGTGCCTAAATCAGAAATGTTAAGATCAGAATCTTTAAGAGATGGTTATGAGAAGTATGGTAAATATAAATTAGATAATCCTGTGTTACAATATTCTACTATATTAGGAAGCCTTGCACCTCGAGCATTATTAAGAAGAACATATGCAAGTAGATCATCAGTACATAGTGATAAAAAGGCACAGACATTTATAAAAGCAATGTTAGCTACAGCAATAGAAAGTGAGAAAGTTATAAAAGAAGTTGCACCAAAAATATATGAAAGACAAATGAAGATGTTTGAAAGTATAGACGATAAGTGGAAGTTCGGTAATATGTTTACAAGCAGTATATCTAACTTTAATATTGCAGCAGCTTTTCATAGAGATACAGGTAACTTAGTCGGATCGGTTAATGTTATATTAACTAAAAGAAACAATAGCAAAGGGGGTTCTTTGAATGTTCCTGATTACAACACAACATTTGAACAGGCAGATAATAGTATGTTAGTTTATCCTGCATGGAGAAATATGCATGGTGTTACACCAATAAAACCAATACACGAAACAGGGTATCGAAATAGTTTGATATTCTATTCATTAAAATATTTTAAAGATAAATAAAAATGGACAAAAGTAGGCACATAAAAAAGGAAGCAATGATCCAAGCGTTAGAGAATAGTTTAGGAATAGTCACAACAGCTTGTAAAAAAACAGATATACCAAGATCTACATTTTATAAATGGTTAAACGAAGATGAGGAATTTGCCAAGAAAGTAAAAGATATAGATAATATTGCGCTTGATTTTGCAGAAAGTCAATTACATAATCAAATGAATGAAGGTAATACATCGGCAACAATATTCTATTTAAAAACTAAAGGTAAGAAGCGAGGTTATATAGAAAAGTCGGAATTAGATATAACAAGCGGTGACGAACCTATAAAAATAAATATCAATATTGACGGAATTGAATATTAATCCTACATTCACAAGTACACAAAAAAAAGCTATAAAATATTTATTTGACGAAACTACGAGTGATATATTATTTGGTGGTGCAGCAGGTGGTGGTAAATCTTTTATAGGTTGTGCATGGTTAATACTATCTTGTTTAAAATATCCAAGAACAAGGTATCTAATGGGGAGATCTAAATTAGATAACTTAAAGAAAACAACTTTAAATACTTTCTTCGAGGTTTGTCAGAAATGGAATATAATAGCAGGTAAACATTTTACATTTAATGGTGGTTCAAATATAATTACCTTCTATAATGGTAGTGAGATATATTTAAAAGATCTATTTCATTATCCAGCTGATCCTAATTATGATTCACTAGGATCGTTAGAAATATCAGGTGCATTTATAGATGAAGCTAACCAAATAACTGAGAAGGCTAAGAATATAGTAAATAGTAGAATAAGATATAAGTTAGATGAGTTTAATTTAATACCTAAACTATTATTAACTTGCAATCCTTCAAAGAATTGGACATACACACAATACTACAGACCTTCACAAGAGAATAAATTAGAAACACACAAGAAGTTTATACAAAGTTTAGTAGACGATAATCCTTATATATCAATACACTATAAAGGACAATTACAAAAACTAGATGAGATAAGTAAACAAAGATTATTATTTGGTAATTGGGAATACAACGCAAGTAATGATAACTTATGTAACTATGATTCTATAATTAATCTATTTGAACAAAAAGGCAAAGAAGGTGATAAATACATAACTTGTGACATAGCACGTTTTGGAAGTGATAAGACGGTTATTATGTATTGGGAAGGGTTAACTATTAAAAAGATTAGATCATTCCTTAAAACGTCTATAACACAGGTTGTAGAGGAAATAAGAACATTACAACGTAACGAAGGTGTATATTTACGAAATATAATATGTGATGAGGACGGCGTGGGGGGTGGTGCGGTTGATATGTTAAAATGTAAAGGTTTTGTAAATAATTCAAGGCCAATGAATAAAGAGAATTATCAGAACCTTAAAACACAATGTTATTATAAGTTATCAGAGTTAATTAATAAAGGACAGATAGGAATAGTAACAAATGATATTACACAAAAGAACCAGATAATAGAAGAATTAGAACAGGTGAGATCTAAAGATATGGACAAAGACAATAAACTACAAATAATACCTAAAGATATAATCAAAAACATTTTAGGAAGATCCCCTGATTATTCAGATGCAATGATGATGCGTATGTACTATGAGATAGATAGTAATTTCGGTAAGTATTACGTACAATAAGATTTTAAACTAAATACTAATAATTTATATTATATACTATGAAAGTAACTATTACAGAAGGTAAGAAGAAAACTACATTTAATATGCCTAGTGAATGGAACGAATTAACACTAGGTAGATATATGCGTACTATGAAAGTCTTAGAAAGTACAAAAGAAGAAAACGAAATAGAAAAGGCAATAAAACTTGTTAATTGTATATCTGATATACCTGTAAAAAAACTATATAACTTAGAAGTAAAAAGTATTAATGACTTAGGTGTATATTTAAAAAAACTATTTAACACTAAACCTAACGAAGAATTAAAACACATCATTAAAATAGATGACGTAGAATATGGGTTTCATCCTAAACTAAAAGATATGACGTTAGGTGAGTTTGTAGATCTAGAAACTTACAATAAAGATACAATAGAAAATCTACACCATATACTAGCTATATTATATAGGCCTGTAATAGCAAAAGAAAAGGACAAGTATTTAATAGAAGAATATAAACCAGACGACAAACGTGCAGAACTGTTTAAGAAGAAACTAACAGTAGATGACTTTAACGGAGCGTCGGTTTTTTTTTACGATTTAGAAAGGCAACTTATGATCAGTTCTCACAAGTCTTTGATACAACAAATGAAGAAGAAGAAGAAAGGTTCGTAACATCTGATAGAGATTCAATGTCTACTAAGTGGGGTTGGTATAATAGTATATACATGCTAGCTAACGAAAACATATTAAATATAGATAAAGTAGTAAAGTTACCTGTTTATGAATGTTTGACATTCTTAGCATATAAACAAGATTTTAACCAAATAAAAGAAAATGAGTATAGACAGTATAAGGTTTAAAACATACAACAATGTAATAGACACTATTAAGTGTGTAGGTGAACAACACTTAAATATTAAAACAGTAACAACAGGTGATATATGGGAGATCGATATGGAACGTACAAGTTTATATCCTTTATTTCATATTAATCCGACTTCAGTAGATATATCATTACATCAAAGAACATTTAACTTTCAGTTATTTGTAATGGACTTAGTAGAACCTAACGAAGCGAACGAACAAGAAGTAATGTCTGATACTTGTGAGATCATGAATGATATTGTAGCAATATTTAAACATGGTGAATTACTATATGGTTATGATGCAGCAGCAGGTGAAGAACCTAGATATTTTATAGGTGACGATTTTACATTAGAACCATTTACAGAAAGGTTTGCTAATAGTGTTACAGGCTGGGTGATGACTTTTAGTGTAATAATAGAAAACGAATTAAACAGTTGTAATGTACCAATAGACAACACTACAATATGCGTAAAATAAAAAGAATATTAACATTTAAAATAGGTAAAATAAAAATAGAATTAATACCACCAAAAATAAGTTATGAATTATAGAGAATTATATAACGAATTGAAAACATATTTAAAAGCAATTAAAATAATAAAATAAAATGGCAGATTTAGAAATTACAATTTCAGAAAGTGTTACCGTAAATGGAGCTTCCAGAGGTTCTACGAACACACTTACGACTACAGGAATAGTAGACACATTAGAACGTACAATCT